TCCCCATACCGGCCCGATTTCCTAAATCGCGGTACCGTAATAGGATTATGCAGGTTCGAATCCTGCTGGGGACGCGAAAGAAAAGGTGAACATGGCACAGGAAATCAAGCTACCCAGTAACGTCCAGAAGTTTATGGAAGAAGTCGTGTGGAAGGTGAATCCAGACTTCACGATTCGCAACAAGGCGGAGCCTGATGGGCTGTACTCGATCGTGAGCAAGGTGGTGGGTCTCTTCAACAAGGAGATAGACACCCGTTTTATCACAGTGATTAACGGCCAGTGTTGGTTCCCTGCAGATTATTTCAACGCTGAGGGCACTGAGTTTCTCGAGGACGGTCACTCCGTGATCGAGATCCTAGCACATGAGACGGTGCACGAGCACGATCGCAAGCGTCTGGGCACTGTGCCCTTCACACTAGCGTACCTATTCCCCCAGATCCTCGCAGTGCTCTCGCTCCTCTCGATCTTCGCGATCTGGAACCTCCATTGGCTCCTGTGCCTGTTCTTTCTGCTGTTCCTCGCGCCCCTTCCTGCGCTCGGACGCGCGTGGATCGAGGTCCGCGGCTACAAGACGAATGTATCCCTCGGTCGCCTAAAGGGCTGGGATCCTGCCCTCACGTCCTACAGCATCATCAAGTCGAACTTCACTTCAGCGAACTACTACTTCATGATGCCCTTTTTCGACTGGACCTCGAAGCGCCTGCTCGACTTCTCGCATGAGGAAGAGGCGATCTACAAGACTATCCTCGATTGGTACAAGAAGAATGTGATGGCGCCTGTATGAGCGCAGGAAAGAAGTACGAGGAGATCGGAAAGGAGATTGGATGCCTCGTCCAGGAGAAGAACGAGGCCTACGGTGACTCCTTCGGCCAGGCATGCAGGATCCTCGAGGTGCTGTATCCCAATGGCATTCAGCCCCCACAGTACAGGGATGCGTTAGCTATTACAAGAGTGATCGACAAGCTGTTTCGCCTGTCAAACAAGAAGGATGCTTTTGGAGAGTCGCCGTGGAAAGATATCTGCGGATACGCCATTTTGGGTGTCGCAAATGATGCAAAGGATCAGACAGAATGACAACTGGAAACCAGTGCTGGACAGCAGTCGTGTCTCACCACGACAGATTTGCTGTTATGAACCACTTTGGCAGTTTCTCATCTGAGACTGCGAGGCGAGAGATTGAATCCAACTTAGGCGAGGGTTCTCAAGTCATCGCTCTTGTGCCGGGTCACAACGCAAGAAATTTCTTCGTATTTAACGAGAGCGAGGGGACAAGCGAGAGGGACTGGACCCAATTTATCGATCCGTTTGAGTACACGAGGAAGGTTCCGTGACCGTCGGTTTCACGTGTGGCTCCTTCGACCTGCTGCATCCTGGGCATGCGCTCATGCTCGAGGAGGCCAAAAGTCACTGTGACAAGCTCGTTGTGGGCGTGCAGGTTGATCCCACAATCGATAGGCCGCAGAAAAACAAGCCCATCATGTCTCTCGATGAGCGACTCATCATGGTGCGATCAATGCGATGGGTGGACGCTGTTCACACCTACGAGACTGAAGCGGGTCTTCTCACACTTCTCGACATTGTGAAGCCAGATGTCAGAATTGTCGGTGCTGACTGGAAGGGCAAGCAGTTCACTGGATGGCAGCTGCCTATTCGCGTGATCTTCAACACTCGAGGGCACGCGTACTCTTCCTCAGCTTTGCGCGACAGGGTCTTTGAGGCAGAGATGCGCCGACGCGCCGATGCTGCACTGCTGCCTTACATTGACAATGTGATAAAGGCACTGTAAAATCACACCTGTGACACCACAACATTGTCAGAATCACTGGTGTGCTAGCAACATATTTACCAGTATTCTCGCAGAGAGTGTCACATGCATCATTCTGATAACACTTTTCAGTCCCACACCTGGGAGCCCCAGCTCGGTGACGCGGTGGTCAACACGAACCCTGGATGTAAGCACAAGGGATCGCGTGGAATTGTCGTAGATCTCATCTCGCTTCCGTCTGACACGGGCACTGCGGTGAAGTACTACTGCACGAACAGTGGGCCCACTTGGAAGAAGGGCCAGACCCTCACAAAGACAATGGACCAGATGTCTCCGTCTGGCATGGGACTTTCCCAGGGAACATCTTACCACCTGCGTCAGGGTGTGGGAATAGACAGGCCCATCTACAGGCCAGGAACTCCTGAGTTCTTCGATCTTGTCTATGAGGTTCGGCGATTGCACAGCGGGGGTGCCTACAGCCCAAGGTCTGAGTGGGAGAGGGAGCTCCTTCAGACCGATCTGGGTGAGTACGCACTATACGAGGGCAAACGCGTTCCTCTCGACTTTCCTTTCTTAGTTGAGACGGGAGACTGGGAGTCTCCCTGTGAGATCTGCGAGTCTGTCATCCCAGAAGCGAAGTACAAGGGCAAGAGCGTTGAGCTGGGAAAGCCGAAGCACGGGGGCGGCGGCAAGGCCTATGTCTACGTCCGAGATCCCAAGACAGGCAACGTGAAGAAGGTTTCTTTCGGATCATCGATGCCCGATGCGATGGGCGACTCTGACGCTGCTAAAAAGCGCCGCAAGTCCTTTGGCAACAGGCACAACTGTGCAGACAAGAAGGACCGGACGCAGGCGGGATACTGGGCCTGCCGCGCCACAAAGTTCTTTGGCCGAAACATTCCCGGCTGGTGGTGATCTATGAGGATAACAGAGGCAGCGCTGCAGCGTCTTATTAGGGAGGAACTGGGAAAGGTGTGGCTGGATGCCGCATACTACGGCCCTCCTGAGTCCACTGTGCCCGATCACGACACTGAGGACTTTGGGTGTGATGAGGCAGATGAGGTGAACTATGATGATGCCGTTTAGTGAGACCCAGCTCCCCAGCGGCGCCCGCCTGAGGACTTTTTCATCGGGACTCACGCACGAGGAGCTTGTGTGGCACAGAGACAGGGACCACAGGCTCGTGCGTGTTGTCGAGGGGCAGGGCTGGTCCCTGCAAGTGGACAATAGCCTCCCAGTTGTGCTTGAGGTGGGATCAGTTGAGCCTATTCCCGCTGAGGTGTGGCACAGGCTTCACGCAGACGCCGACGCGTCCGACCTTGTTGTCGAGATCGTGTCTGTCGACGAGGACACGATGGCGTCAGCCGTCATAAGCCTCCTTGCGGAGGACGTTGATGAGGGTCGACGCCGACGACGACGCCCAGGAAACCCAAACTACTACAAGGGCACGAGAAAGAGCAATAAGCAAATGTCCTATGAGATAGGGATCTGCTCTGAGCCCAATCCTCCAGCCCGATGCTACGATGAGTGGACTGCAGACAAGACCTATAATAAGTCTCGCAAGGCAAGGACAAATGAGGAACTGGAAGTTGAGCTCGACAAGCTCCTAGCTGAGGTCCTGGACGAGGCGAAGAAGAAAAAGAAGGGTGGCCTGGGCAGCAAGACCCGTGAGACTCTTAAGAAGAAGGCAGACAACGCAAACATGCCCCTTGGGGCTCTCACATCTGTCTATCGAAAGGGTCTCGCCGCCTGGCTCACTGGACACCGCCAGGGAATTCCACAGCACGCCTGGGCGATGGCGAGAGTGAACAGCTTCATACGAGGCGGCAAGACCCGCAGCGTCGACAAGTCTGAGTGGCGCAGAGTTCAAAAGCACAGAAAGTGATAGGTTGACACTGTGAGACTCACACATTCTCAGCTCCGTCGCCTGATTAGAGAGGAACTAGAGACCTCCTGGGATGGCGACGAGGACCCACGTCCGACACCCACAGAGCCCAACTTTGTGAACGGCCCCGACACGTACTCGGGATACATTCTCGTGTCTGACAGCACGACAGGACGCAGGCTTGCTGCTGCACCCATCTACGTGACTGATGGGCCTGACCGGCCTTATCTCGTGCGCACCACAGACACACACTGGTATGTGCCGCACGAGGAAGTTCGAGTGATGTACCCTGAGATCGAGGAGGTCTTTAACGCAATTGACTCAAAGTTTGACTGGAGGACCCTGGGGCCAGGAGACTCAGATCAAATGGGCGGCCTCACGTGGTCCTGGAAGGGCACTGCCTCCGCTAGCAAGTCCTACGTCGCGGAGAAGGAGGCACCCAAGCGTCGATTTGAGGCGGAGCTCGTTAGGCTTGTCAAGCAGAGAATGCCTGCAAGTAAAGATGATTACAGCAGCATGATAGAGACCGCCCTAGATGCCGCTGGTGTGACTGATCCCTCGCTTCGATCCCTTATCAGCATGCCTTTTAAGATGATTCCGCCTGAATTTCTGCTCAAAATGTGACACTTTCACGGGGCAGACTCATATTTAGTGATGTTCATTAGCGCTCGGAGCGTTTAATATGAAGATCACTAGAGAAATGTTAAAGAGCATCATCGAGGAGTCGCTCAATGAGTGCGGAATGGACGACGTCCAGTACGAGAGTGACTGGGATGACGAGCCAGAGCACTCTGACGACGTGATGGACCATGAGGAGGAGTGGGAGGGCACAGAGGAGAGCGGTCCCTTCGACGCCCCCGACGAGGAGCATCCCGGCTACATGCTGTTGGGCAACCTGAAGAAGCTCGCAGCAAAGGCGGAGGACCTCGCGGGACTCGCAACTCCCTGGGACGACGCGGAGCCCTGGATAGAGAGCAAGATCAATTCTGCCGCTGAGCACATCGACGCGATCCACGACTACATCATGTACAGTGTCCTCAAGCGAGACTTTAATCCCGCACACCACGAGCAGGACATGATGCGCGAGTGCGGAGATCCCATGCCCGTTGACATGAGTGAGCCTGCAGACGCGATGGTCGCCCACCTCGAGCCCCCCGAGGGCGTGGGAAGAAATTTTGGCGCGGGCGGCGACTCCCAGATGGCGAAGGGTCAGCTCTTCAACATCGCAAGAAAGGCCCAGTCGCTACACGACAGGCTCACCGACGAGGACACGCTCCCAGAGTGGCTTCAGGCGAAGGTGACTATGGCCTACCAGACAATTTCCACAATAAGCGACTACATGGACTACAAGATGACCAGGTACGACAGCGGTGAGCCGGTCTACGAGGCTCGCGGCGGACTCCGCAGGATTGTGAGAGAGACAGTTCGAGGCGCTGGGCGCAGGACCTGAGAGGAACAAGATATGAAGCTTACAAAGGGACAGCTAAACAGGATCATCAAGGAAGAGCTGGGCGCTGCGCTCGGCGGGGGAGCAATTCAGGTTGTGCCCCTGTTCGACGAGGTTGAGGTGAGCGAGCACACATCAGTTGAGGACGGGATGAGCAGCCTGCTCTCTTGCCTCCGGTGCGCGGGAATCTGGTTTCACGCCGCCCACCAGCTCACGAAGGGCACGGGCTTTGCGGGAGACCACGTCAACATCTACGGCGAGATCTATGAGGCCCTCATCGAGGACTACGACGGCGCCGCAGAGAAGGCGATCGGCATCACAGAGGACGAGGGCGTCGCGTGCCCACAGACTGTGACCGCCGCTGCGCTCGAGAAGCTTTTGACCTACCCCTCGCCCGCCGGCGCGAGCCCAGCGATGATCGCAGGAACAGCGCTCCAGATCGTTCGGGACCTCAACGACCACGTTGAGACGCTGTTCGGTGACCTCGAGGCAGCGGGCGACCTTCCGCTGGGACTCAATGACTTCCTCGCCTCAGCGGCGAACGACTACACCAGATACATCTACCTGCTACAGCAGAGAGTGAAGGAGAGCTGATCATGGGCGGAATGAGAGAGTACAACGAGAAGAGAATGCTTAAGCTCGCAGGCCTCCTCAGGGAGGCTGCCGGCGACGACCTATCTCCTGAGCCTCCCATGCAGATGGGGCCGGTCCCAGGCGGCTCGGGCGCCCTCCCGAGCGGAGATCCGCAGGGTCCCGAGTGGGAGGCTTTCAAGGCAGCCGTGGACGACTTCAACCGGCGAATGACAGCGGAGCTCGACCTCCTTCGGGACATTGCGATCGTGCCCGATCCCCGCGCCTACTGGGACTCGGGTGTGAGGACGTTCGACGAGTTCAAGGAGGAGCTCGCGTCCGAGGCCGCCCATGAGGCTGCCAAGGAGCTCATATACAATGTCGCTGATGAGCCTGGATCCGAAGAGGCTGTCATGGCGTCAGACATCGGTCCTGCGCCGGAGGACATCTACGACACAGACCCATACGGCCGCGGAGGAAATGCTCCCATGTGGCAGCGTGAGTCTAGGAAGGCCCGCCCAACAGTGAAGGAGCGGGTCTTCACAGTCGACCTTGCTGCACTGCTGAATGAGGGTCCGCCTCCGGTTCCTCTGAAAGCGCGTCTTAAGTCACTTAAGTCAATTGAGCAAATTAAGGCAATTCAAGATGAAGGAGAATTAAAAAGTCTTAAAGCTCAATACGAAAAAATGGCCAAAGAAACGACTTCCAGCATCACGTCAGAAGAAGCCAAGGTATGGACGAATGTGATGGCTGCTCTTGAAATGCAGCTTGAAAAAGTGCAAAATCCAGATGGAACGCCTTTCTAAAATAATTGTGTATCAAGAAAGAAATAGAAAGTTCTAAATGCCTAGACTCACACAGACACAGCTTCGAAGGCTCATCTCAGAAGAGATCGGACGTCTTGTAGGCGATGAATACAATCCTCGTGCTACTATTGAGGACCCTGATGACTTTGAGGGCCCTGATGACACCACACTCTTAGCATCTCAAGATCCGATTGATCAGCTTGATGAGCTGTTGGGATTTAATCCGGCCTCGATGGTGTCGCTTGAGGATGAACTTAAGAATGAAATAAGTAAACTGGTTCTTGATCATAAACGACACTTGTTGGTCAATGATGATGCACGAAGAGCTTCTGTTTCTGCTATAAAGACTGCTCAAGGCTACCAGAGAGATCTTGAAACCGCTCTATCAAATGGGTATTCTGAATCAGACCTAGTTGCTTTACTTGTTACAAAAGTTGGAGAAATTATACCTACTATTAGAGTATCTTTGAGGCCATAAATGCTCATGCGTGAGTCAAAGCTTAGGGAGATCGTTCGGAGGACGCTGCGTCGTGCCCTCAACGAGGACTTCTCTGACATCACGTACGTGAAGGTGCGCCTCCGTGTTCAGATCAATCGGCCCAACGATCCCTCGATGGCGGACATTCTCACAGACCTGAGGGGCGCTAAGAACGTGATCACTGTGCGCCAGTCTGAGCCCATGATCGACGCTCCTGAGAACAAGAACATGGTGAGCCTCAACATCGGGTACGATCCCTCAAGCGGCATGAGGGTTGAGGACCTCAGAAATGTGCTCATGGGGCTGCAGACTGTTGACATGGTGAAGATCCTCACAGTCGACGGCATCCCATACAGTCCCAAGGCCTCCGCATCTGCGTCTCCCGCTGCTGAGGCGGCGGACGATGCGGAGGCATCCGAGCCCACTCCTGCACCCACTCCCGAGCCACCCGAGGAAGAGGAGGACACAGACCCTCTGTCAGTCCTCAAGGGCCTGTGATGGAGCACGCACTTTACACATAATTTAATTGACACTAATCAGAACAAGAAGTTTGATCCAGATGAGACACCTGAAAAGGGAGACTGGATCAAAGAAATAAAGCCGCGCCTTGACAGTCTGTTTGGCTACCGTCTCATGAAAGCGCGTCGGGGTCGTAAACGCTGATACGACGAAAAAATCCTTGTACATGGGGGGCTCCTTGACTAATATTGATTCAACCAGGACAGGAAAACAAACCTGGAAATCAAAGGAGATACAGAATGAACAACTTCACCCGTACCAAGAACATCTCGCGCTACAGCTACACCGTTCGTCGTGACAACGTCTCGAAGCAGGCAGGTTGCAACTCGGTCACGATCAACACGCGCCGGGATGAGAGTGGCTACAGTGTGCCGTCGGTGTCGCTCACCCTCACCGTGAAGGAGGCGCGCGCGCTCCAGAGCTTCCTCGCAGAGACCATCGAGGACTGAATCAGGTAAGTTCTAACATTCTCTTGTGTTAGAGGTTTCGGCCCGGTCTTTGACCGGGCCGAAATGCTTTTATAACACTGACACTGCTCAACATATTTACTCATGTCGCGGCTGCAGGTCGCGGCTGCAGGCTGCGTGGAGACGTGAGTGTTAAACATGAGCACAAAGGACGCCAAGCTCCTCAGGGAGGCCATCAAGCGGATCATTCGTGAGGCGGAGGAGATGGAGGGAGCTTGCCCAGCTGCCACTCAGAACTTAGAGCTCAACACTAGAAATCGAAATGCTGCAATCAAGGCCGAGCACATTGAGTACGGTCCTCTTAATCTCGCGGACGAGGAGTACTGGGAGCACCTCGCCGATCACTGGGGCACCACTCCTGATGTTGCGAAGCAGTCAAGGTGCGGCTCCTGCGCGGCATTCGACATCTCACCAAAGATGCAGGAGTGCATGCCCGGTGAGATTATGCCCCAAGATGAGATCTCTGCAGCGATATCGGAGGGAAAGCCGTGGCAGAGCCTCGGATACTGCTGGATGCACCACTTCAAGTGCCACAGCGCTCGAAGCTGCTACACGTGGGCGGCTGGCGGACCGATCACCTCTGACAGCATGTCGGACTCTTGGCGTCAAAAGGCAGATGAATCAATGTCTGAGGGGAGAAAGAGGTCGCTTAGGGTCGTCAGATGACCAAGACCTCGAGCCCAGACTTCTCCCAGAAGATCGACAAGATCTGGAAGACCCTCGTCGCCCTCGCCGGAATCATAGGCATGCTCTCAGGCGCGCTGAGCTGGGCATTCACTTTTGCCATGACAGATCGCGACCGTGATGCACGGGAGATCAGGGGTTCGGTTGAGAGCCTTGAGTCAGAGATCACAGCTCTCAGGGATCGTGTCCTTGAGGCAGACCGCATGGCGCGTTCCGCGGAGCTGAGGGCGGCAGAGGACATGAACGACATCAGGATTGTGCTGTCTGTCATACAGGCACGTCTGGACTACACCGGTCGAGTCATGGAAGCAGAGCGCTCTCGGCCGAGTTCAATCTCTGGCGGCACAAGGACCCTCGGGAGTTCAAGAATGCCCGATCTAGTGCCCCTCAATGAGGCACTTGGCAGAATTTCCAGTAGACACCCAGTTGAGATGTCGACTGAAACCTCACCAGGAGAGACACCATGACAGCAGCAATTAGACACTTAGACCTCTGCGGAGAGCAGAAGAACCCACCGGCACCGAAGACAGGCGCAGACGGCAAGCGTGTGAACATCGCGCTGGTGAAGGCGGGCAAGGTCGTCGTGAGGGATCCAAAGACAGTGACGGGCATCGGAATTCATCAGACAGCCTGCGTGTTCGGACCTACCAACGACCTGAACAAGCGCCACCGCCGCGCGCTGGGTGTGCCCTGCCACGCAGTCGCCTTCAGGGACGGTGTCTTCGCGACCGCATTTCCTCTTGAGTGGTACATGTACCATGGGAATGAGCTCAACGCGTTCACCCTGGGCCTCGAGATCGAGGGGCAGTACCCAGGCAGGGCCGATGATCCCACAACTCCCATCAGGGAGGACATCAAGAGCACGTGGGGAGGCACTCCCACACCCTTTGACGATCTCGCGATTGAGACCTCACGGGCTGCACTCAAGTACCTCGTCGAGGAGGGCAGAAAGCGGGGCATGCCAATCCAGCACATCTGGGCCCATAGGCAGACCAACGGGCAGAAGCCCAGCGATCCTGGGTACCAGATCTGGAAGCACGTCGTCCTCGAGTACGGCTGCACTCAGCTGGGCCTGAAGACCGAGTGCGATAAGACGTGGCGAGATGGTAAGCCCATTCCCAGCGCCTGGGATCCGGCCGCCAAAGCGAAGTACTGAGCTGTACAGTGGGAGATCTCTGAGTACACTTGTGCGTGCTTGATGTAGACCATCCTGGATTTCACGATCCAGAGTATCGGCAGCGCAGGGACAAGATAGCGGCAGAAGCTCAAACCTGGCGCGAATCCAGCCCTATTCCCACTGTCGAGTACACATCTGACGAGCACAAAGTGTGGCAGGATGTGAATAGAATTCTAGCTCCCCTCCACGCTGAGTTTGCGTGTGATGTGTTTCTTCAGACGAGGCCGATAGCCCAGCTGAGCACCACAAGGATTCCACAGTTGTCAGACGTGAGCAGAAGAATTGAGCGCCAGACAGGTTTTAGACTTGTTCCGGTCGAGGGTCTCGTCTCACCGCGAGTGTTCCTGTCCGCCCTCGCCGAGGGCCGCATGCTGTGCACGCAGTACATCAGGCACCACTCTGTGCCGCTGTACACTCCGGAGCCAGACATTGTGCACGAGCTCATTGGCCACGTTGTGATGTTCTTTGATAGTGACTACTGTGCTCTGAACCGAGAGATCGGAGAAGCAGCGCGGGTGCTCCCAGATGAGTCTCTGTGCTGTCTTGAGAGGTTGTATTGGTATTCGGTTGAGTTCGGGCTCGTGTGCGAACAGGGACAAACCAGGGCCTTCGGTGCAGGGCTTCTCAGCTCCGCAGGTGAGCTGTCTGGGATCGATAAAATTCCGTGTGAGCCCTTTTCCCCCGACGCTGTGGTGCGGGCTCAATACGACACGATGCACATGCATCGTCGCCTGTTCAAGGCAGACTCAGTCCATCACATGTACAGCGAGATTAGGAGGTGCATTAGTGACCTCCGGAGGAGAGACAATGTCTGAATCTGGGAAGCTTGGAGACTTTAGCGTTGGTGACACCGTGTGGTTTGTGCTCAAGGACGGCCTGTCCAGGATGGGTAGGGTTGTGGGCTTCTTCGAGAAGGAGGGGTTCGACACCGCAATTGATGTGTACGACTCAACTGATCAGAAGCACAGGTTCATGACAGGCGAGCAGCTGTCAAAGAAGCCGATTGAGGACGTGAAGAAGAAGACGAGGCGGAAGGTCAGGGAGAAGAAGACGAGGAGAAGCACAAAGGTCTTCTGAGCCGTGCAACACACCGTCGAGTGTGGTAAGATTGTGGTGTGTGGCGCAACTTCGCCCCCACAAAGAGAGGTAACAACATGAGCACAGAGCACACAATTCTTCGGATGATCGGGTGTCACACTCGCGTGAACGAGGGAAACTTTAGCGAGGATGAACGCCTTCTCGCCCACGCCCTGTTCGACCGGGGTGACCTGATCAAGACCCGAGACGAGCACGGGAACACCTGGCTTCTCCTGAGCAGGGTGGGCCAGGAGCGCCTGTGGCACCTCAACGGCGGATCGCTCGATAAGCATGAGATGAACTGATGTTTTCTGTCAGTCGTGCACAAAATAAGCTGCTCAAGAGCGGCTTTCTTCCCCAGACCCAATCGGAAGACTATGAGTGCTGGATTAGCATCTCCGGGCGCGGCACGATCTCTTTCTACAAGAGCGGTGACACCACTGACACCTTCAAGGTGCACGGCAGCCGGCCTGACAGGCCCGAGGTGGACGACTTCAACTCATTCTACACACAAAACCTTGCTCAAGCAATTCGCATGAGCAGGATCTGAGGGCACTGTGACAAGCAACAACGACATTCGGCTCGGCTACGCGTGCATCAACATGGAACTGCAGGAGTCCAAGGACAAGGTGCAGTGCTCCCGTGGCATGATCCGCCGCACCTTCGACAAGCAGGGCCTCCCCGGCGCCTCGAAGCTCGCCCTGCAGAACGTGACCGACCTCGCCCGGGTGATCAAGTGGAACAACAGCATGGGGATCAAGGCGTTCCGCATCACCTCATGCCTGTTCCCCTGGGGCTCCGAGTACGCGCTCGAGCAGCTCCCGGACTTCGAGCGGATCGCCAAGGCCCTCGCACACGCCGGCAAGTTGGCACGCGACGGTGGCCAACGGCTCTCGTTCCACCCCGGCCCCTTCAACATCCTCACCTCCCCCAAGCAGAAGGTGGTGGACAACTCCTACGTAGACCTCGAGATGCACGGCAAGATCTTCGACCTGCTGGGCATGCCGCGCGATCACTGGAGCAAGATCAACATCCACATCGGCGCCTCCTACGGCTCACCCGAGGCCAGCATGGAGCGCTGGTGCCGCAACTTCGAGGGCCTGTCCGAGTCCGTCCGCTCCCGGCTCACCGTGGAGAACGACGACAAGCGCAGCCTCTACTCCTCCAAGATGCTGTACGAGGGCGTCTTCAAGCGCGTCGGTGTGCCCATCGTCTGGGACTCCCACCACGACGAGCTCGGTCCCCAGGACAGCACGCCCCAGGAGGCGTTCGAGATGGCCAAGGCTTCCTGGCCCAAGGGCATCCGGCCCGTGTGCCACCACTCGAACTCCAAGCGGCTGTACGAGGACAGCACTGTCGCAGAGAACGCGCACAGCGACTACTACTTCAAGCCCTTCCCTGAGTTTGCCAGCGGCGTCGACGTGATGCTCGAGGCAAAAGCGAAGGAGAGGGCGCTATTTAAGTACATCAAGGACTTTGGCGCGAAGGGAGTTTTGGCGGCATGACTAAAGAGCACGTGGTCTGCGGTGAGTGCGGCGCATCTCTGTCTGGTGAGGCCCAGACTTTTGAGGAGCAGCTAAAGTGCCTTGTGTCTTACGCACAGTCGAGTGTGACATCGGGCGCTTTTGCACTGTACCGTCCAGACTTTGTGACGATTGGGTACTTTGATATCACAGGAAGTCTAAGGGTGCTGGCGGACGCTCCCAACACGGGAGACTCGCACAGTCTGTTTCATAATCTCTACGAGCAAGTGATCATCAGTAGTGAGCGCTGTCTGTAAACAGCTTGACCTAGACGTCAATAATATATCAAGAACGGAGAAAGACATGAGCAGTCCTTTGAGCGTGCGCATTGTGCAGCTGCACGAAAACGCTGTGATTCCCCGATACCAGACGCCTGGATCTGTCGGCATGGATCTTCATGCCGCTGAAGATGTTGAAATCTGGATGGGAAAGTCGGCAATGGTACGCACCGGAATCGCGATCGCGATCCCAGAAGGATACGAAGCGCAGGTCCGCTCTCGATCTGGACTGGCTGCAAAGAGCAGCGTGGCAGTACTGAATGCGCCCGGCACCATCGACTCAGACTACCGCGGTGAGGTCAAGGTGATCCTGTTCAACCACGGCGAGGGACTGTTCAGAATCAAGCGAGGTGACAGAATCGCTCAGCTTGTTTTTGCACCTGTCGCAAGGGCGGCATTTGACACTGTCAGCGCGCTGGATCAGACTGAGCGCGGCGCCGGCGGATTTGGATCAACGGGAAGCTGACAAAAGGAGAAATCATGAGAAATGTGAACGCCGATGATGTAAAGACGCTCGCAGCGTCGAGCAACCTGACTATTGTGGACTGCTGGGCGCCCTGGTGCGGTCCCTGCCGCATGCTGACCCCCCGGCTCGAGGGGCTCTCAAAGGACGAGGAGTTCGCTAGCGTGAACTTCGTGGCCCTCAATGTGGATGACAACGCCGACTTCGCCCGGGAGCGCGGGATTCGCAGCATTCCCACCCTCCTCTTCTACAAGGGCGGCGAGGTGGTCCACACGATGACCGGCGTCTCCAACGAGAGGGTCCTCGCGGCGAAGATCACGGAGCACATGTGACCCCGTACTCCCGTCGGATCGAGCTCTACAGCGATGGGATCGGCGCCGTCGAGTACGTCCAACACATGGGCACCGACCTCACCGTGGTAAACTCCGCCCGGGTGAGCTTCGGCAAACACAAGGATGTACTGGACGAGCGGGACGAGAAGCTCATCAAATATCTCATTACTCATAAACACACATCTACACTTGAGCACAATGTCGTGACCTTTAGATTCATAGTACCCTTGTATGTTCGAAGTCAACATCATCGACATCGCACGTGGAGCTACAATGAAACTTCGAAAAGATATTCGAGTGAGAACATCAGGTTCTACGAGCCTGCCGCCTTCCGCACCCAGCACACGAGCAACCGGCAGGCAAGCAATCCCAACGAGCGCATCAATCCCCACATCGTGCACGGGCACTCGAAGCTCGATGCGAGCTCGGCCTATTTGGAGCACAACCTCTCGGCAGTCCAGCTCTACAACGCGCTCACTGAAGCCGGTGTGTGCCGGGAACAGGCAAGGGGCGTGCTGCCCAACTGCCTCTACACCGAGTACTACGGGAGCACAAATTTGCAAAACCTCCTGAAGTTCATTGATCTCCGCACCCATGAGGGGGCGCAGTGGGAGATCCAGCAGGTTGCGAAGGCATGCCTGGAGATCGCCACGGACCTGTGGCCCATCACGGTGGGCGCTTACCGAGAGATTCACAGCGGACACTGAAGCAAGAAAATGTAAAAATTAGATGAGACTCTCTTTCTTCGCAAATCGTTTCCTTCGTGATCGGGACGAGGAAATTCTCAATGCCCTTACACACGTGTTTGGGCTGGGTCTCGCTGTGTCAATGACGTCTGCCCTGTGCTGGAGGGCAGCCTCGCTCTCTGACACACACATGTTCTCAGGCCTCGCTTATGGCATCGCACACATTTTGGTCTATTTGTTTTCTGTTGCCTACCACTACACAGAGAGCCCACCCCTAAAGTCGAGATTTCGATTTCTTGATCAGTCTGCAATCTATGCAGCAATTGCAGGAACTTACACACCTGTGCTTGCGATTGGTGTGCCCAGTCCCTGGAATGTTGTTCTTTTGGCTCTTGTCTGGGCTGCGTGCATCTGGGGAATTGCGTACAAGGCTAGAAATAGAAATCAGCCTGAGCGTGGTTCGCTCACGTCTTATGTAGCATTTTCAGTCGCCGGTGCGCTGCTGTTTCTAACTTTCAGCACGGGTCCTATCGCTAACTCTAGAGATCTTTTTATTGTCTCTGGTGCCCTTGATGTTTTTGGACTTGTGTTCTACATGTGGCACTACAAGAGATTCTTTCACACAGCATGGCATGTTCTTGTTATGGCAGGAAATGTGATTCACTTCTGCGCTGTGTGGAACTACTTTATGATTTGATGAGGTGAATGACGTGTCTAATATTGAGAGAAAGATCAAGCGCCGGCAGGAGCTTCAAATTAGAAAGGCTTCTAGCAAGTCAATGAGAGCAATGGAAAAAGCGCTCAACAGCATGCCCCGCTCCTGCAGCAACTGTTACAAGGGATTTGATCCAAAATCACCAGGCGCACTAGACACATGGAACGTGACAGTCGGCCCTAGCGGCATGACTCTGATGTGTCCTATCTGCGTTGCATCTTCAAGTGTACAGTCACAAACACAAAGCTAAAATTACAATGTCGTCGTTGAAGGGTAACACCTGCCGCACGACCAAGAGGAACTAGATGAAGTGCTTTAAGTACAGCAACAGGCCAAAGGCCTACATCACCGTCGTTGCACTTGATGACGCATACGGTGAGGAGACGGGCAAGGTGGTGTCCGTGGGCTGCACGCTAAAAGCCGATATGCAGAACCCAACCTGGAAGGTTCACGTTCCAATTGATCTTGCCGAGTCTGTGGGCCAGGAGCTAATTCGGCTCGCCAGGCTGGATAGAGAGAAAGGTCTAGGAAAGAAGGACACCGTTAAGATTCCTGCGCCTAGACCTGCGCTGGCATTTAAACCACCAGAAGCTCCTAATAAAATTCAATCCGAAGACGTGAAGTCAATGTCTGAAAATGCATTTGAACAGGGTAGAGTCATTAAGCGCCAGAGAAAGAAGAACTAAATGCAGCGAAAAAAGTTTGAAGTCGAGACTGATCCCAATGAAGTCAAGGAGCATGAGGGCTTTAAGCTGGGCGACACAGTCTACTGCCTTAGATTTCCCGATAACGCGCCCAGTAGAGGTGTGATCACAAAAATTCACCTAGGCGAGTCTGTCGGCGCGTATCACACATTTATCTGCGATGCAACAGGCCAGTTTAGAAAGGCACTGTTCACGACAACGACTTCTGAGCCTGACAGCAAGCTTCGGTCAGGAGTTGAGAAAATCATCTCAAAAGTTAGAAGACAGGATGCAGCTCATGCTGCTAAACTAAAAGAAAAAGAGAAGTGATGTCAATCCAGGTTGGGTCTCTAGTGCGTCCACGCTATGGTCCCACAATCGAAAACACCAATCGGATGATTGGACTTGTCCTTTCTATTGATGAAGGCTTCTATAATCTTTCAGCCGACAGAGAACAGCACATGGATCGCCTGCACATCATTTGGCAGAATGGATCCACCACAACAGAGCCTGAGTCATATCTGGACACCATTGAAGAAGGAGGCTAAACATGCTCTACGAGTATAAATGCAATCACTGTGACAGAGAGTTTGAGGAAGAGCAGAAGATGACAGACCCACCACTTGAGAAATGCGAGAAGTGTGGCGGCAATGTCACACGGCTTATCTCAGGCGCGCCCGCCTTTATTCTTAAGGGGTCTGGATGGTATAAGGACGGATACAAGTGACGCCGTCAGTCCACCCGCTCTGGCGTGATATTTCATTCACACACGTCAGGTGGGGGACATGTCGCCTCGAGGATCCCATTGACTTTGCTCGACGACGTGTTGAGCAAAATGTAATTGGAGACCTGAGAGAGTGCGGATACCAGCGACAGACAGGTAGAACATTCAGGGTGCTTCTCAAGGCGCTCGAGGCGGCCTACAGCGGCATGAGAACGCTGATCATAGCAGAAGATTCTCTCGCCGCGCGGACCCTTGAGCTAAAGCTGTCAGAATGGATGCAACAGGTCCGTATTCCTACGGCAGGACATGTTTACGCAGGCGGCGGTGTTGAGATTCTTGGACGACGAAAAGGTGAAGAGAGTATTATCAGCATTCACTCTTTGACCGCAGTTGCTAAAAATCCAGCAGTCATTTCTGGAAGATTATACGATCTCTGCTTGTACGATAACGCAGTGACTGACACTGAGTACATGAGCCCAACTGAGGACTTTGTCCGCGCGACACAGCGCGCGAGCCGTGCGTGTAAAGGCTCGCGCCTTAGTATGTTCAATCGAGAGACTATGAGTGGCGATTCATGGAAAGGCGGCGACCTTTTCAAGTTATCTGGCGCTAATGCTGTAGGTACCCTTCTTTCCATTAAGTGCGTTGAGGGCATACCTATTGGCCTTACAGTGCTTTACAATAAAAACCTGGTTAGTTTACCGTGGGACGCAATTGACGTCCTCGAGAAGGCATCTAGCTGACCTGGTTAATACCGGGAGAGATTGATGAGGTCGTTTTCCAAGAAATTGGTTGTTCTTATTCTGTCGATTATTACTGTCATTTTTTGCTGTTTCTCGCATGCGCTAAGTGAGCCACCTTCACCGCCCATCGGGTGGATCGCACCAAGCGTAGATAATGATTATGTGCCCAGTTTTTTTCAGAATATGCCGCTGAGTGCACCAAATCAGGAGACGATCACGCCGCCGCCTCGAAGAATTCAACTTGCACTTGCAAGAATTTGTGTGAGTGAGTCAGGCTTTCAGGTTCGCACGAACGATTGCACTCTCATCTACCACGCACTTAGAACAAGAAGCCGCACAGGTGAGATCACAATTGGCATAATGAGAGCTTACTCAGGTAGATCTTTTGACACTGAACGCACTGACAATCACCGGTGGATTCCTCACCTGAACCACAACTTCAGTGAGCCTCGAGGCTGGCGAGAGACGGTTACAATTCCATGGAGCGCGCGAAGACCCGGATTTCAAGCTGTGTATGAGCACGTTGGCACTCTTCTTCGAACGCGTCCCGACAATCCTTGCAGCATGAGAATTGATCACTGGGGCGCAAGAGGATTTAGAAGAAATTTACACTTGAGCAATGGCTGGAGGCTCATTAGCTGCGGTGAGACTCTCAATGACTTCTGGTCACTTCCAGAAATTGAAGATGCACCTGTGATCGAAGAGACAGACACTGATCTTCGTGTTGCTGACAGCTCAATGTGAGTGTAAAGCTGCGCGAGTCCATGTTATCATTTAGAAAAGGATTTCCCATGAACGAAGCACTCGCACGCGACCTGTACTTGAAATACCCGAAGATTCTCACCAATAACGGCGTCGAAGTCTACCTGGATGTGGGAGACGGGTGGTATGACATTCTCGACTCTCTCTGCGGCCAGATCCAGCACCACATCGATTGGAAGAATGGCGAGGGCAAGTACGCGAAGTATGGCCGCAAGGAGGGCGAGTCGGTGCCGCAGCTGGTGGCCGAACAGATCAAGGAGAAGTTCAGCACTCTCAGGTTCTATGCCTACGGTGGCGACGAGAAGATCGCGGGCATGATCGAGATGGCAGAGAGCTTCACTGCGCATGTGTGTGAGGTGTGCGGCGCTCCTGGGAAGAGAACAAAGGGCGGCTGGATCAAGACACTGTGCAAGAAGCACGCCGAAGAGCAGGGTCGAGAGTTCGACGATGGAAAAGAAGAAGATCGATGACGGTGCCCTCGTTCGAACTCTTGTTCACCATCCTGGTATAATAAGGGTAAGCATGTATCGATATGGTACCGTTCTGGAGACCAAGTATCCCATGAAGGATGACACAGAGTGGTCAGATCACAGGGTACTATGGCACGATGGTGATGAGTCATGGGAATGGCATGGGGATCTGGAGCACGTGTCAGATGAATGATCTTGATCGGCATCTGGATGTGTACGAAGACGATCAGTTCGGTTACCCACGACGGGTACCTATTGAGCATCAGGAAAGCCTTAGACTTCCATCTGTCAACACACCCAAGGTCAAGATCGGAGACCTCGTCACTTGGTACAAGAAGGATTCTTGGTTTGCTCAGAGATTCGGTCAAAATCCGGTTGGTCTAGTGCTAGACTCAAGGTGGATGCTCATGGACTGGGACTCGAAAGGCACATCGAGAGACCCAAGTAAGTGGTCCTACGCTCCTGAGGCTGCAATCTTGTGGAGCAACGGAGAGCTCACCAATAGCTCCCATGGAGCACTTAAAAAGTTAGGGTCATCCCTCTAGAGAAATATACAACACTTGTCACTTGGATACTTATAGTCTGTAGGAGATCTTGAGTGAATTACGTAGAGAAGACATTTGAGGAGATTCAAGGGGACGGCACAGTCGTCCTCAGAAAAGCAATCATTCCCGTGTCACACTCAAATAACCAGGTAAATCAAGAGTCCTCCTGCGGTTGTACTGTTATACAGATCTGGGGCAACCCGGACTCAGATCTACTGGGCACCTGAGAGATGTTCGAGCCCAGCTGCGAGGTAGCGCCCCCTATGTGGCGCACCGGGGACCTGGTTTTTGTAAATTGCAGGAATCAGTCTGATCTCACGGGAATCATTGTGGGGGCGAGCAGGGAGTGGATAAACCACGTGGGAGGCGTGTGGTCATACAACACCCTTGTTGAAGGAAAGATTGTTAGAATATTTGAGACACGCTACGGCGACTACACTATAACACGTCGTGTTTGACAACAGAGGCAGTGCTTGAAAAATGCAACAAAGCGAATCAGGCGCGGTGATCTCGTGCTCATAAGCACTCCAGAATTTCACGTCAAGCGCCTTGGAGAGGACCTCGAGGGGAAATCAGGCGTTGTGACGCACGTGAGTGAGATGGGCATCTCTGTCGTGCCCTTCGACACCGGGCGTCCGATGAAGGAGTCGTACGAGGTGCTTGTTGAGGGAAGATTCATAATGTTCTATGATGACAAGTACCTGAGTAAAATCTCAAGAAGCTAGTGCACTGTATAAAATAGTTACCTGTTAAGTCTCAGGAGAATAAATGAAAATTCTAGAAAAGTCACTTCGACGTCTCATAAGAGAAGAACTTGAGAGAAGAATCGTAAGAACCGTTCTCACTGAGGGAGGACATGCATTTCCTGAGGTCAACACTGTTGTTCCCAAAGAGCTTCTTAAATCAAGTATTGAAAATGCCTTCAAGATGAGCGGACTTGAAGGAATGAAGTACGAGATTGTGGGAAATAAGACAAAGGACTATTTTGGTGACATCGATACTGCAGTGGATGAGTCTGAGCTTCGGCGCGCGTTGAAAGTGGAAGATGACGTTGATTCGAAGGGACTCTGGAAGGCTCTCGAAGCGCATCTAACCAAAAAGGACATGACATTTAGAATCATTCCAGGACTGAGCCAGTTTCACATGCTCATTCCGCTTGTTGACAAGAAAGAACGACCCACAAACGCGGTGAACGCTGAGACATATGAGGAGGAAGACACTGAGGGCATGGCACAGCTCGACGTGTTTGTTGGAAGCCTCAAGTGGATGGTCGACACCTCTTCAGGATCGCCTCCACGAAGCTCGTACAAGGCTGTGTACAGAAACGCGCTCATGGGCGCGCTGTTCTCTGTGATTCCTGCTGAGATCACAGACGAGGAAATGAAGTCCGCACCGAAGGGCGTTCTAAAGAAGAGGTACCTGGTGAACTTTAGGCGCGGTCTAATTGACCGGCTCTACTACGAGGAGCAGGTGATGGGCAAGAAGGGAAAGCCCCTTGCATCACCCGCTGTGATAATTGTGAAGGAGAAGGTCACAGAGAATGCGAATGAGATCTCTGGGCACTTCTTAAAAAAGCCTGTGTCATGGTCAGCGATAGACTCATATGAGGACTTAATGTCACAGATCGTGGGAACAAACTTTAAGTTCGACTCCTCAGTGCGCGAGAGGGTGATGCAGAAGTTCAAGGAGAGCCTAGCCGCTCTGAAGCTTGAAGTTCCGCCCGGTGTCTGAGAACGATTTCTAGTCGGCGCATAAATACATCTGAACACATTTGACTATAATGTTCACACCCCTCAAAGAGGGACAAAAGGAAGGGCATTGATTATGCAGAAGTTCAGTTTTTTTGTAGCGTTTGTTGTTGCTCTCTTCATCGGCTGTGGTGGAGGCGATGAGGCAGTTGATGCAGGATCTGCTGCTTGTTGCGCTCCCGCTGCTGAGGCTCCTGCTTCTGAGACAGCAGCTGTATCTGAGGCGGCCCCTGCTGAGGCTCTTGCTGAAGTGGCACCAGTTGTTGAGAGCGTTGAGCCAGCAGCCGTTGAGCCTGCTGCTAGCGCTGTTGTGACCGAGTCACACTGATCTGAGGCCCTGAAATGGGCACTGAGAAATTGAGACGGCGTTCTGCGAGAGTGGGACGCCGTCTCTCTTTTCCTAATCGGCTGTCTGTGGGAGATCTTGTGACTGTTCACGTGATCTTCGACGAGACACAGATGGAGTGGCAGTCGTGCAGTAAGTTCGCCATTGTCCTCGGATTTGAGGAGGGCGACGATGATGTGAGAGACAGGTACGTGTCGATCATGATGGACGGACACGTTGTTGAATATGACTACCTCGAGAGTGAGCTTACAAAGATTTAGTGAGGGTGACCTCGTGCAGGTCCTCGACGAGGACAGCAATCACTTGGGCGTTGCTGTCTACTTGGGCACTGCGGTCCCCGAGGATGAAGGCGTCACTTACGAGGAGCTGCAGGACTATCAGCAGGGCATTCTTGTTGGTGATAAGTTCTTCTACGCGATACCCACAGTGTGGCACTACAGGGTCCTCATGAACAACAGAATGATCCTCCTGAACACTTCCCTGTTCACCCTGTTGACCATCGGAGAAGACGATGATGTGTCTCCTGTGTAAATCTGGGATCACTGGATATGGTTGGATCATGACCAATGGATCCGAATGGATAACGTGGGACTCGAAGTTCGATTCAACTCTTCCTACGTGGGTGGGGCTTCGTGTTCGGTGGGGACACTGCGGATGAGCTCGAGGTGCTGCAGTATGCGTGAGGGAGATCTCGTGCGCTTCAACGCGCTCGCCCACCAACGGTGGGCCTGCCGGTGCCCGTGGCCCCACGAATGCCGATCGGATCTGCTCCTCATGCTCCTCGAGCTGCCCCGCGAGGGATCACACCTCGATACCCTCGTGCTCGGCGAGGGGCGCATATTCATCACCAACCTGCGATTCCTCGAGCCGCTGGAAGCGGGCGCCTGATGCAGGGCGATCACAGGCTCGTGCGGGCCGGGTGCCTGCTCACTCCCATCCACGAGCGCGCACGTGGTCGAGACGCCGTCGCAGACGCCCGCCTCGGGCTCAGGGTGCCCTGCACCGTTCTCGTGCTCGGCGCCACCCGCCTGCACGGGCTCAAGTACTTCCAGGTGCTCATCACCCACGCCGAGGGCGAGGCTGAGGTGCAGCTCTGGCGCACTCGGGATCTGCTCGATTGCTTCGAGGTGTGCCCCGATGCCTAAGCGGCTGTACATCTCAGGCACAGAAGCTATGTGACACAGAACACCTCCTCGTGCATTTGGTCTCTCGCTATGGTATCCTAACACTATGGCAATCAAACAACTCACCAAGCGCACTGGCAAGATCGAGGTCGACCTCACTGGCCCCCAAGGCAATGCCTTCGCGCTCCTCGCAACCGCAGAGTCACTGGGTCGGAGGCTCGGCTATGACCGACGTCACATCGACTTGATCCTGGACGAGATGCGGCTGGCTGACTACGAGTGCCTGCTGCAGACCTTCGACCGAGAGTTCGGCCACATCGTGGACCTGTACCGCTGAGGAGTGAATCATGGGAATCGGCAAGATCGATCTGGACCAAGCTGAGGGCATCGCCCTGGACATCCTCTCCCACGTGCGGCCCTCCATGGCCCGCATCGAGGTGGCCGGCTCCATCCGGCGCCGCAGCCCGTGGTGGGAGACATTGAGCTGGTGGCCCTGCCCTCGGACCGCGAGCGGATGGTGGCGCTCCTGGGCGAGGTGGGGCAGTTCATTAAGCCCGGCGTGCCCGGCGCGGTGCCCTGGGACCCGAATCCGGATGCCCGGTACCTCCGCATGCGGCTCCCCTCCGGCGCCAACCTGGATGTGTTCATCGCCTCGGAGCTCAACTGGGGCGGCCTCTACCTCATGCGCACCGGCGGCGCCGTGGGGCCCGATGGCAGCCCCTTCACCGGCTTCGTGCCCGGGATATTTGCGCGCTTCAAGAAGCTGAGTGGTGGTGGCCGAATGACCGGCGCCCAGCCCACCACTCCCAAGGGCGAGCAGCTTCCCCTCCGCGAGGAGCAGGACTTCTTCGACCTGCTCAAGATGGACTTCGTGCCGCCCGAGGAGCGCGGCGACCGGAAGGCGATCAAGAAGTACGCGAGGGGCAAGTGAACATGATCGAACTGTGGGGCATCCGGTATGAGTGGCACCAGCACCAGATTGGTGGGAGCTTCGAGCGTGAAGTGATCCGCGAGCTCCTGGCAACCTTCACCCTGGAGGCCGAGGCAAAGAGCTACGTGCGAGAATCCGAGCTGAAGGCGAGCGGGAAGGGCGCATACTGGGATATCCAGCGTGGGAAGCACCGGTTCCGTAAGGGTTCACTCCTTCGCGAGTTCAACGATTACGAGCTCGTGGAGCACCACCCGCTCCCACGTGTGCCCCACAACCCGATCCTGGAGAAGAAGTGATGGCAACCCTGCGTCTGAACCTCGATGAGAGGAACACCCGAAACCTGCGCCTCACCAATGTGACGGTGGTGTTCGATCCCCCAGAGCACGCCCGCAAGGCGTACGAGGGCACGAAGCTCGTTCCCGGCGAGGGGTACCTCTACCTCGGTGAGATCTCGAACATGCCGGGCCACGGCACCTTCGTGGACCAGAAAACGGGTCAGACCCTCTGGGGCTACCACATCGAGAACTTCTGGATCGAACTCGAGGGAGTGCAGCTCAAGAAGGGCTCAGATCGATGGGGATCTGAATCTGTGGATGTAGAGGACCAGGAGTTCGAGGAGGAGCAGCACGAGGGAGATGATGACCGACCTGCGTGACCTTCGAGCCGGCTCACTGTACCGGCAGGCGAGAGATGAGATTAGTGCCTGGGTGGCCTGGTTCAAGCCCGGCGCGAGTTACTCCGAGGGTCGACCTGGATTAGGTGAGGTGCTTCTGTACCTGGGCCGGGGCAGCGCGGTGGTGAAGGACCGGGGATCTGGGGGCGATCCGGACTCGTGGTGCTTCCTACGGGAGATGGGTGTGGTGGAAGTGTTCAACTCGAGCTTCGCGGCCACACTCGAGGAGATCCGGGAGTGATTTGGAGCTCTGCGCGAAAGGAGATGCCGATGAGTGATGTGATGCGGTTCAGCCTGTTCGGGATCACCCTGCTCCGTGAGCGCCCGGGCGTGATCAGCCCCGGGGCCTGCTGGGTGTGCTCGTACGGTGGGATCCCAGGCTGGCTCCACACGAACCGGAGCCTGTTGCCCCTACTATGGGAGGTGGCCACGGAGTTCAGGGGCGATCGGCACCTGGTGGGATACTGAGCTTAATCACCATCATACTTAGTTGAGATGGGCCGACACTCGAACCTGCCTTTTCACCTGTACGTCAATGTGAGTAACAAGTTCCTGGGTCCAAACATGCCTGCGGGAGTTACGAGGGGGATCTGGCACGGGGTGTATGCCCGTGAGCACCAAGTCCTCCTTTGTCACATACTCCTCGAGTCCGGCGCCCACTGGAGCGGCATGCCCCTGCACGCCCTCTCGACCTCCGAGGACTTCAGCATGCCCATGGACCTGTTGATGCCGTGGTTCTGCATGGGCGAGGCGACCGAGACTTATTTCGCCAAGTACCTCGAGGGGCTGTCCTGCTCGATTCACAAGCCATTCACGGGATCTGGCAGGCACACGGGCATCATGATTGACTGGTCCGATGGCTACAGTCGCTACCCGCAGGAACACAAGCCCCTGAACCTGATTGAATTGGAGAGTGGGCAGTTTGCACTCCTGCCCAATAATTTCGCCACATACCAGGACAAGCACTTCACCAATGCCCCTGCGCGAGAGAACCTAAAGCACTACAGCCGCGGCGAGGAAGTCTACTGGGAGTAGAAGAAGTCGACTGCGATCAATTAGAGCTTCTACTATTATAGTTGTCTATGGAGACCTGCATGCGATCACTCGTTACTACCCTCATTTTTCTCGCCCTTCTATTCTTCTCTGCTCCCGCTCACGGCCAGGAACCTGACATCCGGGAGATTCGTCCGGCGGTGATGCTCATCCTCGACACATCAGGCTCTATGGAGTATGACGTGTCGGCGCCCTCGAGACTGCCTGTGTGCCTGAACAACGTCAACCCTCGAAACACGAGGAGCCGGTGGACTGCTCTCGTCGAGGCGCTGACAGGCACCTACGGCTCGAACTACTTCTGCTCCACGGTCAATCGCAGGATCTTCAGGGATGCGGCCGACCAGTACTACCATCTCGCACACTACCAAGCCTATGGAACCCAGGCGACGAACGGGCTCCTCGACACCTATCTCGACAGGATCAAGTTTGGCCTGATGACGATGGACTCGACGTATGGGATCGCGAATACATCAGGCACACTTGACTATCTCATTCCCTCTTCGATCTACACCGCACGAATTCGAGATATTATTGGTGCACCAGGAGGCTATTCTTATGGAGATCGCCAGCCTGTCTCATGGCCCGGCTGTGGTACTAGCTACGTCGTCAATGGCGGCGCGCGACGTGCCGCCGGATCCGGTGAGGCCATTCTGGGCGGATTGATCTCTGTCGGCGCCGACTCAGCAGACTATCGAGTCACGAACGCGGAGATCCAGTCGACCCTGCTCGCCCTGCGGCCATACGGCGGCTCTACGATCGACGCTCTGCTGGGCGACTTTCAGGTGTGGCTCGAGCAGGACGACGACGTGCGATCTGGATCAGATCCCCTTGCGGCATGCAGGTCGAGATATGCGATCCTAATCTCTGATGGAGAGGGAGATGATTTATATCGAAGGTTTGGATGCGAAGCATCAGGTTCTGTATGTCCCTATGACAGGTCATCAGAGACTGTCCGCGAGCTGTGTGCCTACAATGGCACCGAGTGCACCGGTCTGCTCGACGGTTTCTACGCTGTGAGCTATGCCTCTTCGTCTCCTGCCGGTCGCAGCTTCATGAACGACCTCGCTTCAGTCGGCGGTACCGGGTCTGCCTATGAGGCCTCGAATACTGCGGCGCTCCTCGATTCGCTCTCAGCTGCTCTCGATCGCTCGGCCACAGGCACGACGACCCGCACGACGACTGCGTACATCGGCACGAGTCGAGTCTACAGGCCCGGGGCGTCGACCGTTGGAGAACAATACGAGTTCACTTCAGGATTTAGGATAGGGTCTCCATGGACCGGGATCCTCGAGAGGACCAGATACACGTGCACGGGCCCCCGAACGCCGCCCACAATGGAAGACCTCGCGCCTGAAGACCAGTTCCACGAGCTGCTCAACACGAGAGATCTGGCGATCCGCCCCCGAGACTTGATCACCGTCGTCGGCGCCGACTGGAACTCTTCGACCGGGGTGATCATCGGACAGTACGACCCTGTGTATGCGATCCCTACATCTCCCACGCGGGGGTCCAGGAGACTGACCGACGAGAATATTACTCGAGTGTTATCAACGACAGAGGTGACCGCAGCGCACTTGGGGTTCTTTACAGGGTCCGCCTCGACACGCGAGGCCAGCAGAACCACAACCCTAAATTGGCTTCACGGCATCACACGGCCCGGAGCGAGGATGGGGGACATCTATCACTCGAATCCTGTGATCAGCTCGCCTCCCGTCGCTGATATTGCAGATGAGTCATTCAACCTCTGGCGCCAGACCGAGAGCGTCATCGACCGTCCGCCGGTCATCTACGTTGGCACCAATGATGGCATCCTGCACGCGTTCGCAGTCGAGAACTTTTCTACGCTCAGCGGTCGAAACATTCGTGCCGGCGATGAACTGTGGGGCTTCGTTCCTCCTGCCATACTCTCTCGTGTCGAGTCTGCCAGGAACAGTCACCAGTTCCTATTGGATGGGACCCCGGTTATTCGCAATGTGTTCTATCGTCGACGCCCAGGCGACGTCCCGAGCGCGAACTCATATCACACCGTCCTCGTCCAGGGTCTCAGGGGCGGCGGTCCCTTCTACATCGCGATGGATGTGTCGGACCCCTTGGACCCGAAGTTCCTGTGGCAGTTCACGCGACCTGAGATGGGACCCACAATTGGCAGGGCAGGCGTTGGGCAAGTCCTGGTGGAGATCGAAGGTGTGCTCCAGGAAAGGGCTGTGGCAGTCTTTGGAGCCGGCGGAGGCGAACTAGTCGTCACAGGATCTGGACCCTCACGGGGCTGGGGGTCTTGCTCGATCCCTCCAGGGGCCTCGCGCCGGGGTATCGTAGCCTACCCAGGAAGATCAGCCCGAAGGTGCTGGCTCAACGATCAGGGTCGAGGACTCTATGTCGTCGATATCGCGACCGGCGAAGTGATCAGAGAGTTTGGGGCTGACATCATTACCTCTCCGATGGTGGGCAGTGTTTCTCTATACACTGGAGACACTGGTACGATCGCAAACCGCGCTTACACAGTCGACGCCGATGGCGCACTCTGGCGCCTGGACATGTCGAGCAGAGACCCCGATGCATGGTCTCTTGAGACGATCCACGATCTCTATTGGGCTGACAGCGCGCTGGACGGTGCTAGCTCCCAGGAGCCTCCCATCCTCAGTGTCGACAACGAGGGCCAGGTCGTTGTGATCGTGGGCACAGGAAATATCGATGACCTCGAAGGGCAGGACCTCTTTCGTGTGGTGTCAGTGACCGACAGAATTACATGGTCTGCGACCGGCGTCGCGTCCTATGCACCGGTGCTCAACTGGGAAATTCGCCTGAAGCCTGGAGAGCAGGTGACCGGACCCATGGAGCTCTTCATGTCGCGGGTCTACTTTAGCACATTCTCTTCGACCTCCTCGGCGACTGACGCATGTCAGTGGGGTGGTAGCAAGATCTGGGGCGTGGACTATCTTAGGACCGGACCTCACGCGACGGGATATGATCCAGTCGGAACGATCACGTCTCCATTCCCTCTTGCCGCGCTCGAGTCTACCCCGAACAGCGGCGTCTTCGATCGACACTTCACAGACATGTCCCTAAACTCGATCGCAATGGGAGTGGCGATCGCTGCGACGCCCACATGTGTCGTTGGTACGACAACCATGGATCCCTACTTGGGCTCTAGATTCTCAGTCACTGAGGCCGGCGGAGGCGACTTCAGGCTCGTGTCGCAACTGTCTGGTCCCCGAGCGACGAGAGCCACTGGTACCGCTGTTTCTCTCTACAACCTCGACCTGCCCCAACCGCCTTCGTACACTCGAGTTTTGTCGTGGGTCGGCAATGCTGATTACTGATCAGTCAAATACTTAAGGAAATGTACATGTCAGAGCGCCTATTGAGAGAGACTATCAGGGCCATCCTCAACGAAGAGGAGGGTGTCATGACCTCAGGATCGCCTGTTCCAGGCGATGTAGCGCCTGAAAAACAAGCGCACGTCTTCGACTTCGACGACACACTGGGCCTCACAAAGAACGCCAACGGAGTGATGCTCTACAAGGACGGCAAGCCCGCCCACAAGTCCGCCAAGGAAGCAGCAGCCTGGCTCAAGTCGATGGGCGTGTCGGACAAGAACATGCTCAAGGGACCCGGAGGAGAGCCGTTTGAGCAGCCTTCAGGCCTAGACGGCACGGCAGCATACATCGACTCCGCGGGCCTCGCAAAGCTCCAGAAGCAGATTCCGCGTGAACAGCAGTCAGTCAGTCCAAAGGCTCCCACTGATAAGAAGGGAGACTCTCTCTACATCGACTTTACACCTTCAGCTTTTGTGGACGTCAACACGACGGATCCGATCGGCTCGACGATAGGAAAGCTCAAGAAGGCGAACTCACAGGGGTCCGAAACGATGGTGATTACGGCCCGCGCCTCAGACAAGAGCAAGCCCGGTGTCAGCTTCTCCGGCCAACCTGTCGAGCCCTCGAACGCCGAGGACATGGAGAAGTTCCTCTCATCACAGGGAGCGGGACCAACCCAGGGCGTTCTCGGCGTCCAGGGCGCGAACAAGGGTGATGAGATCGTGAAGAAGTTCTTCAAGGGTCGATCGCCAGATAAGCAGCCGGGCGAGGTTCACTTTTATGACGACCTCTCTAAGAACACACAGGAAGTCGACACTGCAGTGAGCGGTAAAGTTCCAGCCGAGACCTTCATCTATGGGCCCGGTGAATTTGCACATGGCGAGGCCGATCCTGAGAGTCCCAGCAAGGCGACGCCTGCGAACCCCGAGCTCGAGCAGGAAAAAGAATCCGCAGTCAAGAAGGAATCGCTGGATCCCACACTCAGGCGCATCCTTCACTTGGCTGGTATTAAGGGCTGACCCGGCGTTGTAACTCCCATCTGCCAAAGCTGTAACGGCTTTGGTACAGATCCCTGCATGGACTTCGATTACTTAGTCGCATGCGAAAATACGCCTGGCTCAGTGACACACATATGAACCTGTCGGCTCTGCCTTTCCTCAAGCGACTCCATCTGCTTGGGCTCAGAAAAGCGGCTGCCGATGGAATATTCATAACAGGTGATGTGTCATCAGGCAGATGGCTCGAGTCTGACCTGAGTTTCCTCGCACGCAACTTTCCTGGTCCGATTTACTTCGTTCTAGGCAACCACGACTACCATGGACGACACATCGCTTCTGTTCACTCAGACGTTAGGCGTCTCTGTCGTGAACACCCAAATCTCGTGTGGATGACCGACGCTGGAATTGTGAGTCTCACGGAGGACGTCGCAGTCATCGGCGCAGAGGGCTGGTATGACGCCGCGCTGGGGGACCCTGAGCTTTTGAAGTTGACGACTGATTGGTTTCGCACGTTCGACTTCCTACATTTGGAAACTCACGCCGAGCGTCTGGACATGTGGAGATCGATGGCACATGTCAGCGCGCATCTGATCGAAGAGAGGCTCGAAGAGGCGCTTGAGTCTCATAAGACAGTGTACATTCTCACACACTTCCCACCCTGGAAAGAGGCGACCCGAGACGTGGGAACGATTCTCGAGCCCTTTTGGCTTCCTTACAACACGAACACGG